TATCACATCGAAATTGCGAGCATCCTCAGCACCCGCACAAAACAGGGCATGGTGGAAGTGCACCTCAACGGCGAAAGCACGCAATTCGATATCGCGAAGGCCCGAGAGGTGCGCGACATGCTACAGGGCGCCATCGAGGCCGCCATCACGGATACGATCCTGTATCAGTTCATGAAAGAAAAAGTGGGTATCACGGAAGAAAACCGGCTTGCGCAAATCCTTCTCGACTTCCGAGAATTGCGCCAGGGATCGAAGTCCGTCGTCTATCCCTCATGATCGTTCCGTTGCTGCACTGGATTTTGAACGACGCCGGCGAGCCAGAGCCCGTCGAGGACGTGATCGTCTGGGGGCTTTGGTTTGAGCGCGCGTCTCGCGATCGTTCGCGCATTGTCGCTCAGGACCGCGACGAGCAGCCCGGCGCACCGGACGTGCTCGTCTCTACTATTTTTCTCGGGTTAGATCACAATTTTCGCCTGAGCGGGCCGCCGGTCCTGTGGGAAACGATGATCCTCGGCGGACCGGAGGACGGTTATCAACGCCGCTATACGTCGCGCGCCGCCGCGCTCGCCGGACACGCGGAGGCCTGTCGCCTCGCGCGGCGCGAAAAACCATGAACGAGCCATTCATCGTCGCGGAGATTTCGAAGAACTGGATCGCCGGCCGCTCGCTGTCACCGTTGCTCTTGGCGCAGCAATTCGAAATCGCCATCAATCACAACGCGGCGCGCGGGTATCGCCTGCTTTCCTTCGAACTGCATCGCCTCTTAGTTGCGCCGGACGAGATGAACGAAACGATCATTGCCGTGTTCGAACGCCTTCCCTCTGCCCCGCAATAACTGCAGGCGCCGCCCTGGCGCAACGATCGGCGACGCAGTCCCCCTTCCCTATTCCCGCCGCGCCTTCGTGCGTCCTGACGCCGTTCTGACGGCCGTCGAGGGTACACACTCAGGGTACACACCGATTTTTAATCTTCATATTTCCTAGCAATTTTGATACTGCCTGAAACGCGGTGTGTACCCTCGCGTGCGGTTGCGTTGGCCGTAACTTGTTGATTCTAATGGTGCGCCCGGCAGGTCTCGAACCTGCGACCCCCGGTTTAGGAAACCGGATTTAGGCTTTATAACCTGTTGATTTAAAGGTATTTAGCAAATTGAGGTACACAGTGAAAGTACACAGACACACAGATCCACGCTCAAATTAGGTCCGGATTGAGCCTCCATCAGTGCGGTCATGCGACCTGGATTTCCTTAGAGCTCCGAGGGGCCGAAGCGTTCCGCGAATTCCTCCGCGCTGATGACCTCCGCCGCCGCGCCCGTGTAGCGGTTCGAGATCACAAAGTCGGTGAGACGCACGACAACCCAGCCCGACGGCAGCATCACCCGCGGCAGGCCATCTCCGAAGAGCGGAAGATCCCCGGTGATCGGATTGATTACCGCGCCGACCGGCAACGGATTGCCCTCGAGGTATTGCTCTGCGTAGATCTTCAGCGGGCGTTCGTTGTGCTGCTTCTGGTTGCCTTGCGGCGGAAATGGTGCGCCCATATCATCCCTCGTCCCTAATAGTCCGTTAAGTAGCTGCCCTGGAAAATCAGCGACGCGGCGGAGAGTTGCGCATTCGGCCGACTCGTGCCCGTGGAATTGTTGATGACATAGAACGCCGTCGCGCCGGGCGGCAAGTGCAGGACACTTGGGACGGCCCCGTGCGTAATGTACAACCCCACATAGAACGCGCCGTTCGCAAACGGGAGGCCGCCGATCTGGGCGCTCGTCGCGTCCGCCGTCGTGGGATACGTCACCCGACCCCACACTTCGACACGGTTGCCGATCTTCTGGTATTTCCCCTCCCACGACGCCAACACGAGCCCGGCGCCGCTCGCATCGACGGGCGTCCAGGCCTTCACGGGGGGGGGCGCGACCACGAGGGCCGCGTCCACGGGATCAAGAATCACGGTCTTGATCGCCGCTTTATTCCAGATCGAGCCGATGAGGTTCGAGCCGTCGTCGTCTACCAGCGCATTCCACGGGGCGCGATCAATCGCCATCAGGCGTCCGCCTTTCGGATCAGAGACTGCAGCACCGCTTCGAACGACTGCCGCACCGTGCTCGCGGTGACGGTGAATTTCGGCGCGAGCCGCGGGGCGGCGCCGATCTCCGTGATCGTGACGTCTTGAATCGTCAACGACTCCTGGATCTCAGGCGTGGCGAGGGCGATCGCCACCGTCTTCCCGCTTTTCGTTTTGAGATCGCGCGCGGCATACGTCACGGTGACGAGCGGCCGACTGTAGAGCGCGAGCTGCGCATCGCACACCTGCCGCAGACTGGCTTCCGCGCGCCGTTCGTCGCTCCAGATGTGTTCGTAGACGCCATCGCCGCCGCCGTCATAGGCGATCATCGCGGCCTGGGCGGCGAGATCGTCCCGTTGCACCCAGACGTGAATCGGACTGTTCCGGATGATCGCGGCGAGGATGCCTGTCACGCCGACGAGGGCCGGCGCCGTCGTGATCGTCGAGTTATACGCCACGCTCGCGACGATCGCGCCCGGCCCCGTCGCCGGGATCCCGGTGAGCGACGTCGTGCTGACCCCGGTGTAGCGGATCACTTGCGCGCCGTTGCCGATGACGGCCCAGCCGCCCGTTGGCGAAAACGGCGCCGGGTTCGCGACGATGATCGCCGTCGCGCCGGCCGACACTTGCCCGCTGGGTTGCGTCAAGCCGGACGTATCCACGGTGGGGGGCACCGCGCTCGTGAGCACGGCATCTGAGGCGGCATCGAGAATCACGATCGACGTGTTGTCGGGAATCGTCTGGAGAAACTGATACAGCGACCCGCCGGCACCCGTGCGATAGAGCTTGCGCCCGGTGACCGGGCCCGGCCCGAGCGGCACCGACACATGCACGCGATTCGCCGTCGCCGTATTCACCTGTGGGAGCAGCGCGCCGAGACTCGCGGTCGCCGCGGTGTCGGTGTAGGTCGTCTGCGTGTTATTCGCGATCGTCGTGACGAGGCGATAGTCGCCGCCCTCACTGCGATAGATCCGGCGCGCCGTCACCAGCGCGGGGCCGATCGCGATCCCACTGAGCGGGACCGTGCGATAGGACGCCCCGCCCGTGGTGTCGGTCACGGGCGCGTCCGGCTGCGTGCTGACGCTCGCGATATTGTCGATATATTGCGTCGCCGAGTTGTTGTTGATCGTCGCGAGATATCGAAACGCCGCGGCGCCGTCGGCGCGATACACCTTCCGCCCGGTCGTCCGCGGATCGCCAGAGAGGGGCACCGTCACCGTGATTTGATCGCCGGGTGGCGTGCCGATGGCCGCCGGATTCTGCCCGCGTGTCGGTTGGGTCGCGGCGTCCGCATCCGACATACCGTCAACGTACGTGATCGTGGCAATCGGAATCGTCGCGACCAGGCGGTATTGCCACGCCCCGCCCTCCGTGCCCTTATACCGATAGAGCCGTCGCGCCGTGATTCGCGGGTCGGCCGTTCCGTAGAGATTATCGCAACGGAATGACCGTATCGCGGAGTCCGGTGGCAGATCGACCACCACCTCGGGCGTCAAGGCGGTCTCGTAGGCTCCCGCCACAAACGACATTGCATAGACATACACCGCATCAACAGTCAGATTCCCGCCCGGATTGTTGTTAATTTGGGCGGCGACATAGCCGGGCGCGGCTGGCGGCGTGAGCACGACGCTATTCCATGCGCCGCCGGGCAACGTCTCTCCGCCGTTGCCAAGAAACGTCGTCTTGTAGGTATAGCCCACGGCGGGCGACAAATTCCCGCCGACGTAGCGTTGTGCGGCACTCGTCGCGCCCGGCGTCGGAATACCGCTGCCGACCGTGGTCACGACCGACTGCGTGACGTTCGGCGTCGTGGTTTCCCCGCTCGCCGTCACGAACGTCACCGCGTAGAAATGCGTCCCGGCATCGACCGATCCGCCCGGTTGCACCGCGCCCGGGGTCGGCGCCACGGCCGGCGGCGCCACCGTGCCCACCGTGATCGCCGCGGCGGGACTCGGGAGCGACTCACCCGCCGCGGTGAGAAACGTGTATTTGTAGCCGCGCGGGCCGTTCTCCATCCCGGCGCCGCCCACGAGTTCCAGCGCTGGCACCGCCGACGGCGCCGATCCGGGGCCGACCAGGCCGCCGCCGCCGCCGAGCTGCACGCCGGTATACGTGAGCACCTGAAACGCCGCGCCGTCGGGCGTGACGGCGGCGATCGCCTGGCCGCCGGCCGCCGTGAACATTTCGCCGTTGACGAGCGGCACGAGGGACTCGCCCGCCGCAATCGCGGTGGCGATCTGCGTGCCGGCGCCCTTCCCATACACGCGCGTCCGCACTTGCGATTTATCGATCGTCCGGGTGATCGCCGGATCGTGCAGAAAGCGGCCCGGCGTGTCGTCGATCGGATCCGGCGCCGCGCCTGGGGGCGTCACGAACAAATACAGCGTCTTGTATTCGAAATACCAATACCCGCCGATCAACTTCGCGAGCGCCGTCAAGCACCCTTTCATCCCGGCTTCTGATCCGTCGAACGTAATCGTCACCGCCGGCAAGCCCGCCTCGACGCCCGCACTCGAGAAGCCCGGCGCATACGTCGCGATCAGCGTCTGCGCGATCGTCGTCGCCGAGACGTTGGCGAAGCGCATCAACGGCCGGCGCCGATTGGCGCGCGCCGTATCGTCGATCGCCGTCACCGGATGCAGCACCGTGGCCGGCCGCCCCTTATAGGTGCGATCGACTGTCTGCAGCTCGCCGCCGAACAGCAACACGGGCGCGTCGCTGTTAATCCAGACCTCGAGCGGCTGGCCGACGTTCGGGGCGGCCGTCCCATACAACGTCAAGGCGCAGGTGTTCGGGGTGTCGAAGAGCGCATCGCGAATCGTGATCGACTTATAGATCGCCCGCACCGGCGCGCCCGGCTTCGTAATGTCGATCCCGCCGAGAATGATCCGGATATGCGTCGGCCGATCGGCCGCTTGATCGGCGGTGAGATAGTCCAGCCGAAAATTATTCAGCCGCGCGGTACCGAGGACGGCAGGCTGATACGGCATTAGTTCACCAGCGACCCGCGTTGGACCTGGCTGGTGATCGTGTCGCCGACGCGCCGGGCGATCCCGCTTTCGGTGTCCACGATATTGAACGTGTTATTGACTTGCGGCGCTTGCTGCGTGTAGCCGTGCGACATCGCCCACGAGAGGAAGTCGGGCGCCGGCCCGCCGCCGATCATCCCCACGCCGCTCGCGCCGCCGTGGGTTTTGGAATACAAATCAAACGCATAATCAAAATTAGGGATCGAGAGCCCCTCCCCGAGATTGATCGGGATACTCGCACCCGGCGATTTCTGCGTCATGCCCGGGACCATCGCCGTCATCGAGGACATCGCCGCCGAGACGCCCTCGATCTTGCTCGTCACGTCCTCGAGCGCCGGCGCTACCTTCTCGCCAATCACCTCAGAGGTGAACCGCCATTCGTTATTCCACGCTTTCGTATCCGCGTAGTTCGTCTTGATCCATTCGTCGAGCGAGCCGAGCGCGGGCTCCGTCGCCGCCATCGTCGCGAGGTTGAGCTGCATTTGGCGATCGAGGGCGCCGACTTGCGACGTGGTGAGCTGAAACGCTGTCGCTACGGTTTGCTGCGAGACGCCCAGGTTGAGCGCTTCCGTCGCCGCCGCCGCCGTCGCCGGGACGATCGTCAGGAGCGTTTTATGCCAGCCGCCCGTGGCCTGATTCACGTCCTCTTGCGCTTTCGCGATCGCCTCGTACCGCGGCCGCGCCTCGTCCGCCCAGGCTTTCTGTACCTTCGCGCTCTCGCTCAGCGTGCGCGTGTAGTACTCAAGGGCGCGCGTGCTGATCCCGTAGTGCTGGGAGATCTCCGCGAGCGTCGACGTGTGGTTTTTGAGCTCCGCTTGAATCGCCGGGAGATTGCCCGACGCCCGCACCGCCGCGATTTCGCGGTTCCACTGCTCCACCCGCGCCGCGCCCGTGTTGAAACTCTCTGCCGCCGCCTTGTTATGCTCCGTGATGATTTTCATCGCCTCGTCAAAGTCGAGGACGGTGCGCCCGGCGATTTGCGCCGCGCGATTCAAGACGTCCAGCTTCGCGCCGGCCCGTTCGGCCGCCACGTCGCCAAACCCGAGCAGCGAGGCCGTCGCATTCCCGATCGCCTCGTCGAGATCGAAGAAGTCCGACACCATGCGGCCCACGCTCCAACCGGCGAGCGCGGCGCCCACGGTCAAGCCGGCGGTGCCGATCAGGCCGATATCGCTAGCGGTTTTCCCCGCCGCCGCGCCGAGCTCGCGCACGGCCTGAATCTGCGGCCCAATGCGGATCCCAAAGAGGCCCAGGATCCGATCCGCCTGGCTCATCCCCTCGCCGAACGCATCGATTGACCCGGATGTATGCGCCGACGCGCCCTCGAGTTCCTTCAGCTTGACGACCGACTTATCCACTTCAAAGAAGAAATCGGAGAAGTCCGCCGCCATGACGCCATTCAGGGCTGGCATTACGCAATCGCCTCCGTGCGCGCGGCCTGCGCGCTTAGATCCTCGACGAGCACCTCATACACCGCCCGCGGCAGCGCGCGAATATCCTCGTAGCTCATCCCCATGACTTTGCAGAGCGCGAGATCCGTCCTCATGCGAGCGCGGGCTCCGGGATCGTTTTTTTTTCCTCGACGGTGCGATCCGTCGACGACGCGTGCGCGTCGATGGCCTTCACGATCTCGAGCAACGTCACCTGATCGAGGCTCCGCAACACGTCCCGCCGTTCGTCGCGGGACTGCCCCATCGCATACGGAATCGGCTGTTCGCCCACGCCGACGAGCGACCAGCCGACGAGGTATGCGAGCGGCGCCGCGAACACCCGATCCGCCTGGCGATCCGTCAGATAGTCCACGTACTCGCCCGCGTTGAGTTCTTTTTTGACCGTGAGAAAGTCGCCGTCGGACAACGGCAACCGTACTGATTCCGGCGAGACAATCCGACAGCGCCCCATCGTGATCCCCTTTGCTACCGCTCCGGCGGCCCCAGGTGTGCCCGTAGACTCGTCTCCCCGATTTCGATCGCCTCGATCGGCCAGGCCCAGAAACCCTGCGGCCGCGGCGCCGTAAACAAGAGCGGCGCCTGACGCGCCTGAAACTTATCGATCCGCGCGATCGTCGCGCTCAGGATCCAGTGCCCGCCCTCGGCTTTCGTGCGCACAATCCGCCACGACGTGAGCTCGACGGCGACGCGGTAGCCCCAGAGCACGGAGCCCGCGCCGCCGTGAATCGTCAGCGAGTCGAACACCTCACGCCGCGGCCGGTGCCCGCTGCCTGAGCCGCTTCGCCCGCGCGGCCGCCGCACTGGCGCTCAAGACGCCGCCCTCGAGCAGGAATGGGCCCGCCGCTTTCCAGGTGCCGGAGACTTTCGGCGCCGACAAACTCGCATCGATGGATGCGTCCATGTAGGCCGGCCCGGTCCAGAAAAACAACGGCTCCGTACTGCTCGGCACGAGCTTGAGCAGTCCAGGCGTATCCTGTTCGGCCGCTTCGAAGAGCGCGAGCTCAGCCGAATTGAAGAAGCCGCCGAGCGTCCCGCCGGCGTCTTTCATGCCGGGAATGTAGACGCGGTTGACGTCGCCAAAACAGGTGACGTCCTCGTATTCGGTTTTGAAATCGGCCGTCCAGGCATTGAGTGACAGCACCTCAACCGGCGTGGTGCCCGCGGGATCCCAGAGAACTTGCCCATTGCGCCCAGAGATGATCGACATTGTCTCGTCTCCTTTTTGCGGTTACGCCGCGGTGTGACTCATTTCGATCCGATATCGTCCGCCGCGGCGGAACCAGCGGATCGACGCATCGAGCGCGTCGACTTCAGTGATCCCGATCGGCTCCTCGCGGTGCATCGTCATCCAGGTATAACCGGCGACCGTCAACGGCTGATCCTCGAGCAGGGCATCGATCCGCGCGGCGGCCGCTTTGATATTCGCGCCTGGCACCGTCGAGAGCATGCGCGCTTCGACGAGATACACGCCCGCTTCGATCGCCCGTTTGCCGAACACGCCCAGATCCTCGCCGCCCATCAACGAGACGATGACGAACCGCGTCATCCCCGGATAGCCCTCGTCCCGATACACGCCGTTCGGACAGAGCCCGAGCAGCTCCGTGTCGCTGCCAAGCTTCGCGATGAGCGCCGCGCAAATATCGGAGGTATCCGCCACGCTAGACCGCCCTCGTCACCGTGATCCCATGCCGTTCCAGCAGCGCGGCCAACTTCGCATACATCGCGCGCCGGTGCCGGATCATCGTCGGAATGAACACCGGCCGCGGCGGCCCCTTTTTCGAAAACATGGTCCCGCGGTTCCAGCCCTTTTTCGTGACCCGATGGTGGACTTCTGAACCGTGTTCATGCCACCAGGCGTGCGGCGCCGTGCTTCTCACTTGCGCCGCGACACTGAACGGCCCGATCTCTTTGACCGTCACCTTGACGCCCTTGCGTAAGTTGCCGCCGGGCTGGCCCTTCTTGCCAGGGCCAATCGGGTACTGCGAGACGATGTCGTCCTTCGCCGCGTACGCCGTATCGAGGACAATCGCCGAGGCCTCGCCCTTGAGCTCCGACGGGAGCCGCGCCAATTCGGCACGCAATTCGGCGATCCCCGAGATCGTGAGACTCGCGCTCATGGCACCACCTGCACCGCGCCGCAAATCATCGTGATACTCCGCAACTCGACATTCACGACGCCGGTGATCGAAAAGAATTGCCCGTTGAAAATCATCCGCGTCTGCGTCGTGACGCCCGAATGAAAGCGCCCCGTCACGACATGCGAGGCCGTCGAGAGCGTCGTCCCGGCCGCGATCCGCTCGAGGTCGGCCGCCGTCGCCGGCTCGATCGCGACCTTCCACGACGCCGGCGCGAGGTCCGTCCAGCTCTGCAGAAATCCGCCGACGCCGTCCGGGACGGATACTGGGTTTTGAAACACGACGCGATGCCGGTATTCGCCGACTTGCATAACTATGCGAGCGCCGGATCCCGGAAGCGGCGCAAGAGGTTTGCGATCGCGTCCCAGAGATCCGCGTCCGTTTCCTCGAGATCGCCGCGGTGCTCATAGAGCGCCGTGAGCATTTTCAGAATCGCCGCCACGACCGGCGGCGGGGCCGTCTCGGGACTCACCCAGGTCTCGGACGCGCGCTCTTTCAAGTAGTCGAGAATGATCGCCTCTGCTTGATCCAGCTTGAGCTGGACGTCGGCCTCGTCCGGATCGCCTGGCGCCATTGTCGGAATCTGCAAGTGATCCTTCGCCGTCTGCAGCGTCACGAGCTTCGCCGCCATTACGAGCGCCCTCCGCCGTCTTTCCCGTCGCGCCCGCGTTTCACCATCAGCATCCAATCCGGCGAGGCGCCCGGCGCCGCGGTTGTCGTGCGTTGACAATGAAACGCGCTGCCGCCGGCGGTGACGAGATCGCCGGTGTCATACGTCTTGCCGTGGACGTGCACGCCGCAGTAGCGGAGGCCTGGCGCGCCGTCTTTCCCGTCGACGCCGTCCCGGCCGGCCGGCCCAGGCGGCCCGGCCGGACCCGGTACCGGCGCCCGCGCCTCGAGCTCCGCAATCCGCACCGCGAGGCCCTCCAGCTCACCGTGTGGATCCCGTTGCTCGAGCGCCGCGAGCCGGAGCCCGAACGGCCCCAAGAGGCCGCGAATCGTCGCCGCGAGATGTTCGGCGAGTACGTCAGGCCGCATGGGTGAGCGCCTCGAGGGCTTTCGTCAACGTCTCGCAAAATGCCTTTTCGTCGGCCTCCGGATCCGGAGTGTTGTTGCCCGGCCCGGGCACGGCCGGCGCCGCCGGCGCGGGTTTCGAGAACGGTGCATCCGCGTCGCGCTCGGCGAGCGCGCGGAGGCTGTAGTTTTGCTGTTGCATGTAGGGCGTATCGCCGCCGACGACTTTCCCGAGGCCGAAATATTTGCGACGCGCCTCGTCCGGCGACAACGCGCCGGCGCCGATCGACTCGGCCGCCGCTCGCGTTTTCGTCGCCGTCACCATCCAAATCAAATCGTCGATATCGAATTCAGTCCCATACGGCGTGTTGAGCTCGAGCCCTTCGTCGAGCGACGCCTCGAAATTCGCGAGCAAACTTTGTATGCATTGCGAATGGTATTTCTGTAGGAGCGCCTCGAGGTCCGTCACGTTCGTGTCGGTCAGGTCGAGCAGCGCCGGCGGGACGTGATAGCAGGAGCAAATCGTTTGCGCGCTCCACTTCAATTGCTCGATCAGCTGTGCATCCGCCGCGTTGACGGTCATCGCCTCATATTTCAGGCCATCGCCCAGGACGGCGACTTTCCCCACGTTCGCGCCGGAAAAATTGGTATCCCAATATTCCTTGAGACGCTTGGCCGTGTCCGTCGCGATCGCGCCTGGCGCCGACAGGACGCCGCCAGGATTACTCCCGGTCCGGAAAAACCGCTCGCTCTGCTGTTGAATCGTCAGCCCCTGCAGCGCGGCGAGGCCACACGCGAAGAGCGGCGTGACGCCGATGAGCGGGTGAAAGAGCGTCACCATCGGATCGTGAATCATTTCGCGCGCCGGGACGATGACGTCCTCGCCGCGCTCGAGCCCGGCCGGAATCCCGGCGAGGTCATCCCGTTTGAGCCCGTAATAGACGGCGCCGTCCGGCGCGATGAGCGGCGTCACGCGCGACGGATCAAGCACGTAGAGATGCACGACGACGTTGCGATCGTCGCGTTGCTTGAGGACGTAGGTATTCCCACTCGTCAGTTTCGACGTCATCCACTGCTCGACGAATTTGACGATCGTCTGATAGCGGTTCGGTTTGCGGAGGACCGGCGAGTACGCCGGGTTCGTCGTCTCGCTCCAAATGCCGTCGGCATCTTGCGTGACGAGCCGGAGATGAAGTTTCCCGATATCCGTCGCGATGAGCGTGACGCAGCCAAAGACCGTCGAATTCGCGAGCGCCGTCGGCGTCGTGATCTCGTCGTTATTCTGCCAGGCGCCTTGATACGGTTCCCGGATGAGCGGGAACCAGCCGCCACGCGACGCGGCCGGCGACATGTTCGCCGGCGCGCGCCGCGCCCGAGTAATCTCCAGTCCAAAAACCCGCATGGGCTCCTAAACCAGAACCTAGAACGTATAGACGGCGCCGGTCAGGTAGTACACCGAGCTCGTCGTCGCCCGCTTCCAGTTGATGAAGCGCTCCGCGCGGAGGCCGACGAGGTTGTCCTGCCAGAGCGAGGACCACACGGTTGTCGCCGGATCCGCCGGGTTGACCGGCGCGTCGTTCATCTGGATCGAGGCCTCGCGCGAGACGTCGATCGACACGCCGCCATCGTCGGCCAGGAGGATGTACTCCGGCGCCAGGCCGATGACCTTGTCGCCGACGACATTCGACCCAATGATCGTGATGCCGTTCGCTTTGCCGCCCTCCGCGCCGACGCCCGGGAACATCGTCGCGCCGAGCGGATCCTTTTTCGCGCCCATGGCGTACGCGTTGACCTGATTCATGATGACGGTCAGGCCGGCGAGCGGCACGTTATTCCCCGAGAACCAGGTGACGATCGTCCCGAGGTCCTTCGCCGGATCATCAAGCGACGCGGCCGTGCCGGCGCCGTTCGTAATCGAGGCCGGAGAGACGTCCGCGACGGCGACGACGGCCGGATCGGTGAATTGCGTGTCGAGGAATTGCGCGATCCCCTTGATCATGTCGTTCCGGACGATCGCCTCCGCGCTCGGCGACGAGCTCCGGACGAGTTCCTCCGTGAGGACGATGATCCCGGCGGCCTTCGCCATCCCGAGCGACGTCGATCCGAATTGCAGCTTACCGACCGGTTTCGCCTTCGCCTGGCCGACCCACTTGTAGGTACCGCCGCCGGTCTGAATCGGGACCGACGTATTGAACGGGACGTTCGTCAGGCCGGGAATTTTCCCGAGAATCGTCGCCGGCCGCGAGAGCTCGATGAATTCGTTCGTCAGATTCGAGACGACGACGAGCGGCGCCGCCCAGGCCGGATCCGTCGTTGTGCCAGGTGCGACGGCCGCCTTGATCATCAGCTCGACTTCCGGCGTCGAATCCTTCCATTGCTTCGCATACTCGAGCGCGCGGTAACTGTCGCCCTTCGCGTTGAGCAGCGCGAGCGCATAGCGGACGAACGCGGTTCCCGGCGGGACGTTCGGCTTGACGGACACGTACTTGAACCCGTTCCCGTTGCCGTTCCCGATCGCCGGGACGGCCGCGGCCGTCATCGTTTTTTCGAGGCTCTTGAGGCGCCGGAGATGATCGTCGACGCTCTTCACCTCGAGCTCGAGGCCGTCGTATTCCTCCGTTTGCTCGGCGTCGAGCGTCGCGCCGGCGTCGCCAGCTTTCGTCATCAACTCGGCCATGCGCGCCGCGGTCGCCGCGCGTTTGTTTTCCCACTGGGTGATCTGTTCGGCCGTCGTTTGTTTTGCCATGTTCGGAAGTCTCACAATCGCGCCCGAGACGCCGGGACGGATAAGGCCAGACGCGGCCAGGTGCGGCGCATCGAAACTCTTGATCGTGCGGATCGTGGTTTCGGCGTTCGCCGGAACGGTCACGAGCGAGAGCTCGCAAATTTCGGTTTTGAGGAGATGCATCCCGCCGGACTTGAGAAATTTGACGCCGTCGGCGAGCGGTCGGAACCCGATTGAGACGCCCGTAATCAGGCCGGCCTTGATGCTCTGCCAGGCCTCGTTGACCCGATCCCGCAGCGCGCCCGGCTCGGCGATTTCCGGGAGCGTCGCCTCAAACGCGATGCCCTCCGGTCCGGCCGTCAACGTGACGCGGCCCACAGGATGTTGGCTGTTGTGATGTAGGAGCAGGGGGAGCGGGTTGTGAAACGTCGCGCCGAGCGGCTCGAGGATATCGCCGCGGCGATCGGGAGTCGGCGTCGAGGCCAGGCCGGCTATTACGCGG